CAAAGATCGATCTCCTCCCGGATGAACCGGAAGGAGAGTTCGGCGATCCAATCCCGCAGAGCGGGTGGATCCACCAGGCGAAGGTTGGCTGCTCCGAAAATCGGGTCGGCTACCTTCTTTGGGTGTTCTCCTTCATCCAGTTACTGGACGAAGGGTACATTGACACAAGTGGAAAATCCACTGGAAAACCTTTTCCCGCTCGCCTCACTTCTGTGGGTGAGCCAGGAGGGAAAGTCAGGGTTCCGACGGTAAGCTTAGCTTGCCTCGTCACCTATCTACAGCCATACTCGCACGCAATGCGTGCAGTCCTGGAGAAGGACCCGACGTTGAACGCCGGAATGGGGGCTGCGTACCAAGCTTTCGAATATGCTAAGCGATTCGAGGGCAAGGAGCTGCGCGCCGAGGGGATCCTTCTAGGAGACCTCGAGGACGCTACCAATTGGATTTCCTACGAAGTAGGGAAAACCCACATGGATGCCTTCTTGGAAGGCTTGTGCGAGGGAAAGATGTCGGATTACATTCGACACGCGCACACCCTGTTCCTCTCACCGTTGATGTTACATCACGAGTTCGAGGAATATCTCACATGCAACGGGGCCCCTATGGGGTTACCCGGCACAAAGATCCTCCTCCACAGCCTTGGAAAGGCCATTGAGAAGGCAGCCGAACGACAGACTAAATCCGTCGGAAAGGCAGCTCTCCTGACGTGCACTTACGCGAACGCGGGAGACGATATCCTGAAGACAGGGTCGATAGAGATCCTGTCCAGGCACCTCACGGCGGCTCGAGACCTCTACAAGGTCCGGCCGTCGCAAGACAAATGGGGCATCTACAAAGTAGGTGGACCATTCTGCGAGGTGATGGTCATGAATGATTCAGTGATCACCACCAAACCGGGGCAATGCCCCGATAGGTCCTTTCTTCAAGAAGGGATTCGCCCTCGACTTCTGTCGACCGAGACTAAGCCTCGGACGGCGGACGACGACACAAACCCTGCCTATGGCAAGGGCCTGGCTGTCGGCAAAGAAGCCTCATGGTGTACGGACAAAGTCCTAAGCCAAAAGGCAGTTCTCTTGTTCGTTCGGAACTTCAGAGAATTTGGCGATTTCAAATCTCTCGCCGCTTTGCCCCCCCATCTTGGGGGATTTGGATTCCCGCTTAGCAGGGAAGTCGCCTACCGTTGGGTAGGCCCCGAGTTGCGGAGTCTCGTGCGTTTCGCACATGACAACCGTGACAACAAGGTCGGAGCTGCCGC